TGACCTACTTCTATCTGAGCCTGCATAATCGCACTGTACTTTGTCTTTGCCTCCACTTCTATCACCCAGTAGGGGGTGTGCGAGACTGGCAACTCCGTCTCGTGGTATGTTACAAACCATCTTTTCATTATGTTTTCCTTTCTGTTGTGAATAATTTCTACTTGTTGTTAACGGTATAGCTATATATACTAGCTCGCATGAGCTTTTCCGGTTCGCATAGAGCAAGCGTTACCTAGTCAAACTCAATTACTGATTACCCTCCCCTGAGCCAGCTACTATAGGCTAGTGTAGCTACCCTGAAGGGGTTATCTCTTCCATCCCAGTATTCTATTTTCATTTAGTCCTCCATTGTCTTAAAGTTACGTTCTACAATTTTGCAAAGGTCATCTACATTATCCTTTGTAAATTCATACTCTCTACCTAACAAAGGGGTCATGTAATTGATAACGTCTTCTTGGATGTCTTCTCTACATTCTTCTTTGTTCATGTGCATTTGAGCAATCCATTCAAGTGCTTCTTCTCTAGTGATTTCTTTTTTCATTTAGTCCTCCAATTCTTTCTTTACTTTGTTCCAATATTTAACTGTTGCTTGTATCTTATAGCCATTCGGCCCGCCGTTCCAGATGCGGGCATAGTCTTCTATGGTTGGCCGCCTGCCTAACCTGTTCTCCGTTGCGTATCTGTGCAGGTACGACAACATAATCTGCTCTGCTTTCTGCCTATCGTAGCAGTCCTGCGGGAACCTGAACTGACTCAATCCCCTAGCTTTCCGCCACTCATTGGCATCAATCACACATGCTTTCTGTATCTGCAACGGGCCGTGGCTTGCGCCATTGTCGCCGATTGCTTTGTCATTCCCGCTAGATTCTACCATCATCACGGCCATCATGAATGCTTTCCACGTTATCATTGCTTTCCTTTCTGTTAATCCCAGTCAAGTCCTCCGCCCCACACGAAGCCCGTCATAAAATCGCGCTCACCTCGTGATACATCTCCGCCGCGAGAAGCCGTGATGAGTAGCGAGATAAACTTATCAATTTCAGGCTTGGTTTTCTCTGGATGTTTCTTTTGTTGGCGTCTGATGTACGCCAGCATTGCAGGGCCGAAGAGACTAGGCATCTTGAACCTTTGCTGTTCTTTCATTGTGTTCCTTTCTGTTTGAAGTTTGGAGTGTGCTTCTCCGTTTTCGCTGGCCCCGTCCTGCTCACTACGCGAGCCGACTGCTACGGGCTTGGGCATTTAGCCACACTCAAACGCACTGTAAATCCAGTGGCACTGGGCGTTAGCAGGCTATCTAATGTTAGCCAAGATTCACCTGCTAATTAGTCACCATATAGGGCTTAGTGACGCGCCCAATGCCCAATCAATTTACGGCTGATTCTAATACCGCGCACCGGATAAACGGTGCGATAAACTGTGCGCTTGAGTGTGGCCCCTAGCAGGTCGGACAAAATTGCTTTGCTCGTTTCCTAACTGCTAGGATTCACACTTTAAATTGTAAGGTATCAAACGGTATCGTTTGGTATTGTTCGCAGTCGCTACCTGCTTGTGCATCACTGGCATTCTAGCCCTATGTGGGCGTGATGCGGGAGGCTCCACTAGTTTCGCTCCCTACGTTCCTCGCATTGGAACGCCCGCCATCCATACTTTTATCGCGGGGTGGCATTGGAAGGCGTGAGCATTGGGTTATGACTCCATTGCCCGCATTGCTTGTGACCGTCTCGTGCTTGCGCTCGGTTAACCGTCACACTCTTTGCGGGATATCTCTCCCTCCCTCAGTGGCAAACGGTATCGTTTGCCGATGTAAAAGATCGTGTTGGCATACCTACCAACAACGCCACTATAGTACCATTGAATGTCCCTTTTTGTCAACCATAAACAATCCCGCCATATTGGCAAGGGGCGGCAATGTGTAGGCACAAAAAAAGCCACCCTTTCGGGTGGCTTGTGTTGCTAGGCTTAGGCCTTGGCGGCGGCTTTCTTGCCGCGAGTGCGCGTCTTGGGCTTGTCCTCAAGCTTGGCCGCGATGCTCGCGAGCGTGTCTTCGGTGCGCTGCTCCGCATCATTGGCGGGTGCGGGCCGTTCCTTTTGGTACTCATCCGTGAGGTTGGCGATGATTGCCAGCAATGCATCGGATTTTGCCGTGCGGCGCACAACCGTAACGACTGTGCTTCCTACTTTATCGGCGGGCTTATCAGTCAGCGCGGTTTTGATTGCCGCCGTCATGTACGCGCCAACCGTGTCGGCAATGTGTCCGATGCGTCCGCCGTTTTCATCCGTCCGCAACTCGTCGCCGTTGGCGATATCGCGGGCGGCCGCCTCTCCGGCCTCCTCCTGATCGATGGTAGCTTGGCTTTTGCCACGCTGGCCGTCTTTTTTCCAGCCATCGGGCATTAGCTTGCTAATCTGGGTGTTTACCGTGGTTAGCTTCGCGCCATCGGGATCGGATTTGATAAGCTTGCGGATTTCATCCGCGATCTCGTGAAACCGTTCGGCAGTCGTGGCCGCCTCCAATTGTGGCTTTAGCTTTTCGTAAAGCTTTTTCGTGCCATTGGCGGCGGAGTTAATAGCGGTACGGATTTCATGAGCTGTTTTTTTATCAAACATTTCGTTTTACCTTTCATTTGCCCCTAGCCTGCGGGGCTTATGTCAATCGCGGGTGGCTATCTCCCGCGAGTGCCGACACATGCGCGGCACGGGTTAAGACTCCCATAAAAGTTCCCATTGCACAAGGGAAACTTAGGGTTAATTTCAAGTTTTATCCGATGGCCGTTGGCGTTGGCCGTTGGGGTTGGCGTTGGCGGGCAAACGGTATCGTTTGAGGCGGGCAGGGTTGGCGAGGGTTGCGCCTGCTTTTGTGGGTTGGCTTGCGTGTTGGGAATGTGGCCGTATTGGCGCGAGGATGCTGTATGGGGCCATAATGTTATGCTTCGGTGTCTGAATACTATTCGCACGAGAAAACGCATCACAGCGCATTCTAGGGCTTTGCCGTTTTTGTGCCCGAGGATTGCGCGTGTGGCGTTGGCGCATGCTTCCGCTGTGGTAGAGCGGGCGCAGGTTGCGCGAGCGTACGGCGAGAAATAAGTTTTTCTGATAGCGGGATAAGGGGAGCTGATGCAGGCTTGCGCGGGTAGCGGGCGCGTGTATCGTGCGCGACCACGGGGGGATACCACCACCCCATCGCGCCCCTCCCTATACATCCCCCCCAAAAAGAACTGGACACGTTTTAACTTGATGGTACCATTTTCCTATGTCCGAGATATCGGTGAAGAAGAATCTAACGGGCGAGACGCTCGATCTGTTTCTTGAGAAGCTTTCTAAGGGTGTCAGCCTGACTGGAGCCTGTGCCGCCTGCGGCATCAGTGCGAAGCGGGTTGATCAACTCCGTAAGGAGAAGCCTAAGTTCAACGCACAGGTGCTGGCGGCTCAAGCTCGCGCCGAGGAGGCGTTCATCGACAAGATTCTAGAGAGCCGTGATGGGAAGCTGGCATTGTCTTTCCTACAGTCGCGGTTTCCGCACTGGAGTCCGAAGACGGCTGGAAGCGACAATTCGTCCGCGAAGAGCAGTATCTCGCCTGAGCTTCTCTCGCAGTTGTCTTCGATTCCAGAGCGGATCAAGACTCGCAACTAATGCCCGCTAAGAAGAAGAAGCTTAAATCACTGGTTGTTCAGCCAGTCTTTAAGAAAGGTGAGCCTCCTAAGCGTAAGGGTGAGCGGGACATTATCGTGCCTCGCCGCAAGATCAAGCCAGCCCCTGCTCCCTCACTTATCCTTTCCCCAGACGAGAAGCGTAAGCATAAGGCTTTGGAGGCTATTGCGAAAGAGCAGGAGGTTTTGGAGGAGGCCAGCCGTCTGTGCAACTTTCCAAAGAACTTTCTAGGCTTAGAGACGTACCAGTGGCAGAGGGATGTGTTGGAGTCTTTAGAGGCGAAAGAGTGTCAGGTAGCTCTGAAGGCGGCTAACGGCTCTGGTAAGACAAGTGTTGTCGCAGCATCCGCTATCTTGTGGCATATGGTTCGCTTCCCCCAAAGTCTTGTGGTCACCACGGCTGGGGTCTGGCGTCAGGTGGAGGGTCAGCTTTGGCCGAAGCTAAAGGAATACGTCCGTGGGCTGGGTCACGGCTGGAGGGCGACTAGCAACGAACTGGAGTTTTCCAACGGCAGCCGCGCTATCGGCTTTAGTACGAATGACGCAGGCAAGTTTGAGGGTTGGCACAGGCAGGGGCCGACAGAGAACCTTCTGATGATTGTCGATGAGGCTAAGACTGTCCCTGATCCTATCTTCACAGCCATCGCTCGCTGCCAGCCATCACGACTTTTAATTATGAGCAGCCCCGGAGCTGCTGCGGGCGAGTTCTACGAATCGTTCACAAAGAAGCGTAAGTTCTGGGATTGTCACACTGTTACCGCATTTGACTGCCCTCATCTTACAAAGGAGTGGATTGACACTCAGATTGAGATGTACGGCGAGAATAGTCCGCTGATACGCTCGATGATCTATGGGGAGTTTGTGGACGATAGCAGCGAGGGGCTTGTCCTGAACCAGAAGTCTCTGGAGCAGTGTATGCAGAACCCGCCTGAGTTGCAGACGGGAATGCGGGTTGCCTTCATTGACTTTGCCGCAGGCGGGGACGAGTGTGTGTTTGCGTTGCGTAACGGCAATAAGGTGGTCGAGATGGTGACGTGGCGGGAAAAGAACACTAACGTGACTATCGGCAAGATATTGAATTTAATTAAGAAGCACAACTTAGCGCAGGATGAAATCTACGCTGATGAAGGCGGATTAGGCCTTCCGTTGTGTGATGCACTTATGGATGCGGGATACGACATCCATAGGGTGAATTTTGGCTCGAAGCCGTTTGACAGCAGGTACTCCAATCGCTCCGCAGAGATGTGGCATGTTGCCGCAAGAATTATAGAGAAGAGGGAGATTATCTTGCCCGATGACGGTATGTTGCAACAGCAGATGGTGACACGCAGGGCCGAGGTCAGCCGAACAGGCAAGCTAGGTCTGGAGCCGAAGGACAAGATGCGTTCTCGCGGCCTAGACAGTCCTGACCGTGCGGATGCAGTGATGGGCTGCATTTCGTGCGGAGGGGGCGTAGGGGGAACGTGGGAGAGGTTTAGCGGTATAACCCGTCCTACCATTGCTGAATTAACCGAAGATGCCGAAGCAAGTTTTAAGCAAGATTGCTTGCCAGAAGGCATGTTTGTAGGGTATTAGCAGTCAAGTAAATTTTGCATTTACAGCGGTCAGCATTAAAGCCCGCTAAGACGGATGAAGGTATTTGTTTTGTGTGCGGGGAGATTGGGCAAATCGTAGCTTACGATACTGTTTGTCGCGGCAGCGTGTGCGATGGATGCATAGAGTCAGCAGTCTCAGTTGAAATAGCAATGATAACAGCTTGGGCGGGAAGGGGAGTAAGACACCCGTGCAGAGGAGAATTTGAAGATGGCTTACGGTAAAGGTAAAAAGAAGAAAAAGGGTAAAAAGCGTTATGCCTAAAAACAAACCTAAATCACCTACTCGCCGCGATGCGGAGTTTGCTCGCGATATGCTGGAAGCAAAGAAGGGTCAAAAAGAATTTCGTGAAAGCGTAGGGCGGATGAAAGAAGGTGTTAAAAGGTGGAAACTAAATTTAGAAAAAAAGCGGGATGATCTCAAGAGGAGAAACCCCAGTAATCAAGCATGAGCAAAGAACTTTACACTGACATTGTTGAGGATGTCGCTAGTCGCGCACGATGGGAGACGCGACAAACCTTATGGTATCAGATGCGGAATGACGGCTTGCGCCGCCGCCAGAAACCGTGGGCCAACGCCTCTGACTTTCATTTCCCCTTAATCGACACCACCATCAACAAGCTCAAGCCTGCGTTTTTTCAGCAGGCAATGGGGCTAGATGTTCTGGCAACCTTTGTGCCGATGCGTTCGCAGTTGGGTGCGTTCACTACGGCGGCAGAGCATTGGTTTAGCTACAAGCTAAACGAGAAAAGCAACTACGCCACCGAAGTGATGAGCTGGATTGACCATATGCTTGTCAGTGGTCAGGGGGTTATGAAGATTTACTGGAACCCCGACAAGAAGCAGGTTGAGTTCCAAGCAGTAGACCCGATGTATATGATCGTTCCACCGTGGACGAAGGGTCTGGATACGGCTGACCGCATCACGCAGGTCATGCCTATGAGCCTAGAACACTACAAGCGTTCTGGTATTTACGATACCAGCAAGGAAACCATCGACCGAATTAAGGGCGGCAACGCTAAGGACTCCGGCATCACAGATGATCTGAAGTACGAGCGGGAGATTCGTGAGGGCATCACACATTCTAATGACGAAGATCAGATAATTGTGTGGGAAGTTTACACACGGGACGAGGACGGCAAGTGGATGATGGAATGCTTTTCTCCGCAAGCCCCAGAGATTCCGCTGCGGGATGCTATGGAGGTTCCGTTTGATCACGGCCAACCTCCTTTTGCTGTTACTAAGTATGAGATTACTGACGGCGGCTGGTACTCGCCCCGTGGAGTGTGTGAAGTGCTTGCACCTTTCGAGGCTTCGATGTGCAAAATCTGGAACGAGAAGATGGACGCCTTTACGCTGTTCAACAAACCACTGTTCCGAGCCGAGCGTGACTTGCCT